GCCCCAGAAGCACCCGTCACAGCAGTTTCCCAAGACGCACGAGATGCCGAATCCGCGCATCCCGGTGCCGACTCGACCGGTCCCGCCGGTGGCGGTGAACCCGAAGCGCCCGCAGCCGAGAAGCCGCTGAAAGAGCTGCACTGGACCGCGCTACGCAAGCTGGTTCGCGAGCGTGGCGTCCCCTATACCACCAGATCCGCTGCGCTGAAGCTCCTGGGGGCTGAGTGAACTTCCTCGACCTCTGCAAGCGGCTGCGCCAGGAGGCCGGGATCTCGGGCACTGGCCCATCGACGGTGCTGGGGCAGACCGGCGAGTACGGCAAGGTCGTTGATTGGGTCAAGCGGGCCTATCTCGACATCCAGAACATGCCGGTCAACTGGGACTTCATGTGGGCCCAGTACTCGTTCGAGACGACCGAGTCATCCCCTGGCGTCTTTCTGCGCGACTACTCCCTGACCGGCGTGCGCGACATCGACTCCGCGTCCGCCCTGCTCTACCCGACCGGCAACGAATCGGACTACGGCCGACTGACGCCCCTGCTGTACCCGCGCTGGCGGTTGGGCGTGAACGCGCCGGAGTCCCAGGTCGAGACGGGTCGGCCCACGATGTTCATGCGGCTGCCGGACGGTAAATTTCGACTGCACCCGAAGCCGGATGCGTTCTACACGATAAACTTCGACTACTACCGGGAGCCGGGCGAGCTGGTGGACAACACCGACACCCCGATCCTGCCGGAGCCATTTCACCTGACCATCGTCTACAAGGCGCTGCTGGACTACGGGCGCTTTGAAAATGCCACCGAGCAGTACTCGGCGGCTCAGCTGGACTACACCAAGCTGATGGACGACCTCAAGGCGAGACACATCCGGGATGTAGTGGCATGGCATCGTCCGCTGGTATAACGTCTGGCTGGACGCCTGACCGCATCGAGACGGTCCCTATGGTTGGGGGAGAGGATCTCACCTCCCCGCCGATCGCCGTCAACCCCAGCAACGTCTACCTCGCCAGGAACTACACCCCGACCACCAACGGGCTGCGCCGTGTCGGCGGTTACGAGCGGTACGACGGGCGTGACGCGCCATCGAACTACTCGGAACCAGTCGATCAGGAGGTCAAGCGGGCGCTGATTCAGGCGGTCCCGGGAGCCGGCCCCGTCAGGGGCGTGTGGATCTTCAAGGACAACGTCTACGCCTTCCGGAACGCGACGGACGGCCTGTCCTGCAAGATGTACCGGGCGACAGCCTCCGGCTGGGTCGAGGTGGTCGCTGCCGCTGGCAAATTGGCGCCGGGCGGGCGCTACGAGTTCGTCAATTTCAACTTCGGTGGTCATGCCAGCACCGAAGCGATGTACGGGGTGAATGGCGTCAACAAGGCGTTCAAGTACGACGGGACGACCTTCACGCTGATCACCACCGGGATGACGACGGACACCCCGACGCATCTCGCGGTGCATCAGAACTACCTGTGGCTGACCTTCGCTGGCGGCTCCCTGCAGAACTCCCCGCTGGGCGACCCGACCGGGACGTGGACCCCGCTCACTGGGGCCAACGAGTTCGGGATCGGGGCCGAGATCACCGGGCTGACCAACGCTCCGGGCGACACGCTGGTCATTTTCTGCCGCAACAAGACCTACCTGCTGACCGGCGGCGACTCCTCGACTTTCCAGCTCAAGGCCCATTCTCGCGTGGCTGGGGCTGTCGAGTGGTCGGCCGTGAACCTGAATGGCGTGAAGGCGCTGAACGACTTCGGCGCCTTCGACCTGAGGGCGACCGACGCCTTCGGCGACTTCGAGGACGCGACTTACACCGACTTGGTCCGGCCGCTGATGGCGAGCCTGCTGCAGGAGTTCCGTGTTGCGGTCACGCTGCGGGCCGACAACCAGCTCTGGCACCTGGGCGCGACGATCGGAGCCGTGACCGGATGGGACCAGGGTAAGGTGATCGGCGTCACTCGGTTGACGCTGGGCATCGCGCCACGCTGTGCAGTGTCGGACTTCATCTCCGGAACGGAACGGATCTTCGTCGGTTGCGACAATGGCTTCGTGTACGAGCTGAACGCTGGCCCGTCGTTCGACGGTGGCCCGGTGGAGACGAACCTCAAGCTCCCGTACAACGCCTTCAAGACCCCGAGCATCCGCAAGCGCATCCGCCAGCTGACCCTGGACATGCAGGCCCAGGCCCAATTCGACATCAAGTTCCAAGTCGATTTCGACTTCGCTGACTCGAACGTCCGGGCTGAGCCTATGGTCGAAGAGACGATCAGTGGGGCCGGCGGGTTCTGGAACGTGTCGTACTGGGAAACCTTCGTCTGGTCGGGCCAGTACGCATCCCAGCCCACGACCTATGTGGCCGGCACCTGTCGCAACGTGTCCGTCTACCTTTACACGAGCACCACCTACGAACCCGCGTTCACCCTCAACGCGGTAACGTGGCGCTACTGCACCAGGAGGCTGAACCGGTGACCAACAGGTACTACAACAACGCCGCCTCGTTCTTGCCGGGCACGATCGCCAAGGGTGACGAGGTTGACGACAAGTTCGACGGCGTGACGGCTGGCCTGGACGTTGTCGAGGGCGAGATCAACGACGCGATCCGCCTGACCAACGCCGACATCACCACACCCCAGGTGATCGCGGATGCGGCGTCTGCCAGGGCGAACAAGGTCGTCGGATTCGACGCGACAGGCGCGCTTGCCCTGAAGGTGGCGGGCGCCGATTGGAAGGGCAACTGGACGAGCGGGACGTACTACCGTCAGAACGACATCGTCAAGGATGCCGCCGGGTCGGTGTCCCTGAACTCGCTGTTCATCTGTACCACCGCCCACACCGCGAGTGGCTCGCTGTCAGCCGGCATCGCCAACTGGGCGATGATGGTCGATGTGGCCGCTGTCGTCGCTGCCCAGGCAGCGGCGGAGCTGGCAGAGACGAACGCCGAAGCGGCTGCCACTTCAGCCGCCACGTCCTACGATTCATTCGATGACAGGTATCTCGGGGCGAAGGCCAGCAACCCGTCCGTCGATAATGACGGCAATGCCCTGCTGACAGGCGCGCTGTACTGGAACACCGCCTCGAACCAGATGCGCGCATGGACCGGCTCAGCGTGGGTCACGGCCTACGTTCCGGAATCGACGTACCTACTGCTCTCGGGCGGCACGCTGACCGGCCCTGTCGGTGTCAACGCCGAGTACGATGCGGGCGACTCTGGCGCCACAAAGACGATCACGTTCTCGAACGGACAGAAGCAGAAGGTCCGGCTCACGGCGGCCACTACGCTGACGCTCAGCTTTTCTGGTTGCCCGGTCGGGATCTACCAGCTCCGCCTCTACAACAACTCGGTCGGCGGCTACTCGGTCATCTGGAGCGGAATCTCTTCGACCAACTGGATTGGTCAGGGCTCTGCGCCGAGCATCAACGGTAACCCCAACGCCTCCTCGATCGTCAACTTCTTCTGGAACGGCACTGACGCCTTCGGGTCGATCTCCAGGGTGGGGATGGCCTGATGCCTGTCGCCTATCGCGACTCCACGTCGGGGACTTGGCAGAACACCAGTTCGCCGACCATTACTTTGCCGACCCATCAGGCCGGCGATCTGCTACTGCTGTTCCTGTTCTCCACTGCCGACGTTTCCGCTGTGTCGGCCGGGTGGGACTACGCCCTCATGGGCGAGCTGAACGTCTCAAGTCGGCGGCTCAATCAGGTCGTCAAGGTCGCCGCCAGCGCCGCAGAAACCGCCCCGACCGTCACCATTGGCGCAAGCACTGATGATGGCGCCTGGGCGTGCCTCTCGATCTCCGGCGCGGAGACGACCTATTGTCCGTTCGGCGGCGCCGACCTGGACTACATGGATGGCGGAACGACCACAACGTACCAGATGACGGGTGCCGTCAGCTGTTATGGGCAGGCGGCAGGCGAATGCCTGGGCGTTCATGTTCTTGGCTGGTCCGGCGTCACCGGAAACGTCACCCAGACAACAGACAACGGCTGGTCAGAAAGAGCGGACACAGCGGTCACCGAGTGCGGCATCTACGCCTCGACCAAAATGGTCGTTGCCGGCGCAGTGACAATGCCTGCCCTGTCGTTCACGAGCCGCGACCACGAGGGGTTCGTGTTCTACATTCCGGCGGCGGGGGTAGTGCCGGCCCAGCAGAAGTTCACCCGGTACACCGCAGCCGATACGAACTCAAGCGGAACCGTCACTCTGCGCGGGATGCACCTGTGCAACTCGCACCGCGACTACGACTACCTCTTCTCCGTGTTCAGCGGGCACTCGGCTGACATTTTCGCCACATCGAGCCCAATGACCTCGCCCAGCCTGACGTGGCGCTGGGTCGGATCATTAAAGGACCGCAAGATCGCTGCGGCCTATGCGAAGCTCGACACCAAGGTGTCGTCTGGCTCATCCGTTCTTGATCCTGGCGTGAACCAGGATGTGCTGTTCGCCGGGTATCTGCGCGGCGCGCACCCGACAACGCCGTTTGCCAGGGTGTCGCGTCAGGCTAACGCCAGTGCCGTAACGACGCACAACATCTCGGTCCTTACTACGACACACTCCAGTCAGTTGCATCTGATTCTCGCTGGCAGTGACACCGTCGCAACTTCCGCCACGCCGCCGACCGGCTATACGGAAGTCACAGACGCCAACAACGCAGGCAGCCCTACGACGCTGTTCGCCTTCACCAAGCGTTACGGGCCAGCCGGTACCGAAACGACCCCGACGACGTTTGCCACAGCAGGCACTACGCTGTCTTCTGTGTTGTCGCTGCTCGTTGCGCCGGCCTATGCGGCGGCCGGAGAACTACCGGCGGCGATCCGGGCGTTTGGGTACGGTGAGGCGAGCACCACAACTCCAGTGAGCGCCTACGGGCTCGGCATGGGGGCCGGCGAGATCATGGTCGTCGCAGCCATCGCTCGCGATGTCGCAACCGCCCTCGATGCCGCGCTCACCACCACCCCGTCGCTTACCTGGGCCGACCTCTACTCACTGCACGACACGACGAACGAGTGGAACATCAACGTCGTCGCCGCCCTGGCGACTGCCGATACCAACGATGCCGCGACGTATGCGCCCGTAACAGACTGCGGGTCCGACATGACGTTCCTGTTCTTCATCGTGTCGAACGCCAACGCCGAATATGTCGGCGTCGATGTTGCGCAGAACGACGCTGGGGCAACCAGCATTCAGGTCGGCAATAACCTTGGCAAGAGGACTAACGCCGCAGGCGCCGCGATCGTGATCAGCAGCGCCGCCACCGGGACGGCAACGCCGACGACTGACGACAAGTGGGAGTTCACGGACTACTACGCCTTCGATG